AAAAAAATGAAGACACAAGCAGATACGTTAAGACAGGATATAAGGCAATTAGAAGTGCTTTTAAGGACTGCAACAATAAATAATGACATAACACTAGAGCGTAAGACATATCACGAACTAGACGTCTTAAAATCAACCTTAATAAATATAATGTAATGAGCAAAGAATTTTTTATTTTGAAAACAGTAGAACTACATTCAACAAATGGCGTTGTGCATTTACGAGCAATAGGATATGATCCAGAAGACGGCTATATTGATATNGAGTGGGACGCAAATTCTTTATTAGAAGATATACCGTCACTTTATAGAATGGCAAAACAAGCAGGAAAACAAGAGATCAAACATTTAAAAGCCAAGTACAAAGACTTTAAAAAAGAATTGTAAAATAAACAACAGACGTGTTGGAGTAGTGTATAAATGGAAAAACCAAATAAGCTGCTTAATTAAACCCTTGCANAAATGTAGGGGTTTTTTTTATTATCTTTATTTTTTAAAAACTTTTATTTAAAATCGTTATAGTAATATGGAGTACGAAATTAGAATACCTACTAAACTTAAAGACATCACGTTAAGGCAATATAAAGCATACGAGAAAGTCATACAGGCAAANATTGAAGACCAACATTCAGAAAAATTTATTAACACTAAAATGTTAGAGATCTTCTGTAATATTCCGTTTGAGTATGCCAGTAAAATGAAGTTAAATGATTTTGTAGAAATAGTAGACAAGATCAATGCAATGTTAATGGAAAAACCAGACCTAGTTAAGTTTTTTAATATGGGTGATAGTCAGTTTGGCTTTATACCAAATCTTGAAGATATGACGTTCGGAGAGTATGTAGATCTGGATAACAATATTGGAGACGCTAAAAAAATTGAATATGTAATGGCAGTTTTATACCGACCTGTAAAACAGAAAGTTGGAGACAGATATTCCATACACGAATATGAGCCAGAGTTATTTCGTGAAGCAATGCTTGATATGCCAATGGACGCAGTAGTGAGTTCAATACTTTTTTTTTGGAATTTAGGGATCGACTGCACCAACGCTATGATGAGTTATTTGCCACCACAGGAGAAAGCATTGATACGTCAGCAGCAGGAGGATTTGGGAATAAATGGGGGTGGACTCAATCAATCTACCAACTCGCTAACGACGATATTACAAAGTTTGAAACTGTAACAAAATTAAATGTAAATTTCTGCTTAACAATGTTGGAATTTAAAAAGGAAAAAAGCGAATTAAATAAAACACAAATAAATAAAAATTTCAAGTAATGGCTGTTAACGAATATCAAGGAGCAAGAAGCTATATCGAATTAATAGAGACGTTAAGAAACACTTGTTTAAATAACAAGAGCATTACAACTGTATCGCTTGGTGATTTGTCAGAAGTGGATCTGGATAAACAAACCATTTATCCGTTAGCACATATACAAATAGGAAGTGCTAATTTTAGTAGTACCATTATAACCTATGACGTTAGTATCTTATTTATGGATTTAGTACACTCTGATTCAACAGAAAACGAAGCAGTAATATACAATAACGATAATGAAAACTTTGTGTTTAATACAATGCTAAATGCAGGAAACCACGTAACAGACGAATTTAATAGTGGGATCTTAAATGACGGAAACACGAGAATTATGCGTGAGACTGTAACAGCAGAGCCGTTTAAAGACAGATTTGAGGATCTTGTTGCAGGTTGGGCATTTTCATTTTCAATAGAAACACGTAATAATATCAACAGATGTCTTACTTAAAAAATCTAAACAAAGCCTTAACAGATTTTGGTAGAAATGTAATTTCAAAATCAAGATCCAATCTTACTAGAAAAAAGAAAAAAGTAACAGGCAACTTGTACAAAAACTTGACGTATCAAGTAAAAGAAGCAGGTAGCAGTGTTTATGTAATTTTTGATCTAGGAGACTATGGGAACTTTGTAGACAAAGGAGTAAAGGGAGCAGATCCAAGCATAATTGATAAGTGGACAAAAGGAAGATTAAAAGGAAAACAAAAAGCACCATTAAGTCCGTATAGCTATAAAAGTAAGTACCCACCAATTAAACCATTATCTGAATGGGCAAAAAAAAAGAATATTAGATTAAGAGATGCAAAGGGTAGATTTGTAAGAGGTAACTACAAGTCCATAGGTTACGTTTTAAGCAAGTTTATATTTGCACAAGGGATCAAACCCTCATATTTTTTTACAAACCCTTACAACGTATCTAAAAAGAAACTACCAGAAAAGGCAGCCAAAGCATTTGTATTTGATTTAGTAGAAGATATTAGAGACGCCTTTAATAAACAAAAACAAAAATAGATGAGTACAATAATTAACGCTAGGAGTCCATATTTTAAAAAGTATACAAACACTACACAAGGATATAACTTGTCTTCAATACAGGCTAAAATAACTGTTTGGAGTGGATTGCTTTCAGCGCAACCTGCAACACCAACCTACAATATAACAAAAGGAAACATTGGTAGTGAAGAGTTTACAAATTTAGAATTATCTGTTTTAGTTAGAGATTTTTTAGATACTGAATATTATAGTGTGACGCAAGGAATAACAGGAACGGCAGATGATGCTGTATGGGTAAAAGTAGATGTGGATCTGTACGACGGTATTTCAAATTTTCAAAGTGAGTCTGATACGTTTTTAGCGTTTGACGGTTATGGCTATTGGGACGAGGGCAGCAACCCAAGAACAAGCATAACAAGTACTGCTGTACCACCTACAAACTTTACGCCAATGGTATTAATGGACAATCGAATTGTTTATTTTAAAGCAGGTGAAGATATTAGAATACCTATATTTTCAGAGTCTTGTGCAAACATAGTAACTACAATCTCATCAGTATGGAATACAACCGACTTATATTGGGAGCAATCGAATATAAACTGGGAAGCAACGTCAATACCTCAAAACGTAGTAGATAGCAATAATAGTTTAGACAAAATACAGTACGTTATTATTGATAGCACGTCGGCTTTAACAGGAGATACGATCACAATTACAAGTACGTGTGGATTAGCACAAACAGTTGTTATAACATTACAGGAAATTGAATGTGGAAAGTATGACGATTTTAGAGTTATTTTCTATAATATGTACGGAGCATTACAGGACTTTTATATGAGTAAAAAATCCAAAAAAACTTTAAAAGTTAAGTCTGACGATTATAACAGAAATATATTTAATAGAGCAAATAACAATTACAATATAGCAAAACACCAAAAGTATACATTTAATTTAAGAGCAAATCAATCAATAACTTTAAACAGTGAATTTTTGCCAGAAACTTTCAACCTGCTAGTTGAGCAGTTATTTCTTTCAGAGCAAGTTTGGATCTCATTAGTAAATATAGTGCAGCCAGTTGTAGTTGGATCAAGCTCTTTAAAATACAAAACTCACATAAATGATAAATTAATCCAATATACTGTTGACTTTGATTTCAGTAATTCATACTTAAATAATGTAATATAAATGTACACGATTGAATTATACATAGACGGAAAACGAGTTGATTTATTTAAAGACGAGAGTGTTAAAATAACCGACAGTATTCAAAATATAAGAGATATTGACAAAGTTTTTACTGCCTTTACTCAAACGTTTAATTTACCTGCATCAAAAGTTAACAACCAGATCTTTAAACACTACTATAACAGTGATATAGATAATGGATTTGACGCAAGGAAAAAAGTAAACGCTGTAATTGAATTAAACGCTTTNCCATTTAGAACAGGCAAGGTAAAATTAGAGGGAGTAGATCTAAAAGACAGAAAGGCACATACATATAGAGTTACGTTCTTTGGGGACATTTCTAAACTTAAAGATCAGTTAGGTGGAGACAAATTAGCTGACATTGATTTTTCTACATATGACGAAGATTATAGTTCAGCTAGTATAATATCGAAATTTGCTCAAACTAATATTTCTGATTTTACAAATATTGTAGCACCACTTATAACACACACACAAAGNCTGTATTATGATAATGCTAGTAACGTTGCTGATAGCGGTAATTTGCATTACCATTCTGGATCTGGAAACCCACAAAACCACGGCGTTAAATGGAATGAGTTAAAATATGCAATCCGAGTAAACACTATTTTACAACAATTAGAGTTACAATATAACATTGAATTTTCAACTGATTTTTTTAGAAATGTAGCTGTAAAAGAAATGCACGGAATGTTTTTATGGCTGCATAGAAAATCTGGGAAAGTAGAAGATTTATCTGGAGCAAATACTGTTGAGACATTAGTAGACTGGAATTTTATAGCGTCAGAAGATTATTTTGAAATTTATAATACTACATTTTGTTCTTATTATACCTCAACTGCAATTGATTACTTGCGTCTTGTAGTTACTCCTAATAGTAATTATTTTCAAACTCTTTACGGAATAAGAATTGAAGAAAATGGGCAGGTAGTATATAATTCTGGATTAACATTAACAGGATCTACAACAATAAATGCTTTAACAGAGTGGACTTATTTTGGTGGGTGTTATGAGGTTTATGTTATAACTGACTTGGATATGGAGTTCTCTGGTGTTGAATGGCAAGGTAGAGGGACAACTTTTGGCACTCCTTATTTTATTAATTATGATACTGGATTTTTTGCTGCTACTGATGTTTTTAAATTTAATGTATCAAAGCAGATGCCAGACATTACAATTTTAGACTTTTTAACAGGATTGTTTAAAATATTTAATTTAACTGCTTATGCAAAAGACGGAAAAATAGTTGTTCAAACTTTGGACGATTTTTACAGTGAGGGGCAAGGTCATTTATTAGGAACAAAAGGAATTGATATAACAGAGTATGTAGATATTGAAGCAAATACTGTTAATGTAGCTTTACCATTTAGAGAAATATTTTTTAAGTTTGAAGACACGAAAACATTTTTAGCAAATAAGTTTGGAGAAATTACAGGGAGACCTTGGGGGCAGTTAAGTTATAGTGCAGGTGAGGTAAATTTGGACGGTGGCACATACCAAATAAAAGCACCTTTTGGACACTTACTATACGAAAGATTAAATGACGCAACTAATGGCGCTTTAAAAGACATACAATGGGGTTATAATGTAAACAATGATCAGAGTGCTTATCTAGGAAAACCACTTTTGTTTTATCCAATTAGGGTAAGTTCTGGTGCAATTAGCATAGTAGATGAGGTTGACGACGATAATGTAGCCGTATCACATATTTCAAGAAGCAATGTAATAATGCCTTTTAATACTGTTGTTTTAGATCCTGCTGTAAATAACTTTCAATTAAATTATTTTGACGAAATTAATGAGTGGACAAGAAACGAAAATGGAAAAATTTTTACAGGTAATTTATTTAAGAGATACTACACTAATTATATAACAAGTGTTTTTAATACTCAACAAAGATTAGTAAAAGTAACAGCTTATTTACCATTAAGTTTTTTATTAACTTATAAATTATCTGACAGACTTATAATTGCAGATCAACAATATAAAATTAACTCAATATCTACAAACTTAAAAACAGGTAAAAGTGATTTGGAACTTGTTATTGATAGGTTTGTGGAATATAATTTACCATAATATGATTAAGGAGACATTAGACGCATTAAAATTATGCAAAGGAGAGACAGAAACCATAAGAATAGCAAAAGGCAAACACAGCCTACCTAACGGCTTAAAAGAGGGGTATAAACAACTTAAACAAGAAATACAATGGCTGAAATACAAAAAATAATAATTCAAGTTGATACTGGTGANGCACAAAAGTCTGTAAAAAAACTAGGTGCAGAAACTACAAAAGTATCGAAGTCAGCTAAAAATACAGGTAAAGGGTTGACAGGTGGATTTGCAGGATTAAAAGCAGGGATATTATCTGCAATACCTGCCTTAAATATGTTTAAAATTGCTCTTGTTAGTACAGGAGTTGGAGCGATTGTAGTAGCCNTAGGTGCATTAGTTGGAGTTTTAGCCAAAGCAGCCAAAGCAGGTGCAGACTTTCAAAAAGGTGTTTCTACTTTATCAGCAGTTACAGGGAAGACAGCAGATGAATTAGAAAGAGTAACAGAACAAGCCAAAGAGTTGGGGGCAACAACAGCCTTTACTGCAATAGAAGTTTTAGGACTTCAAACAGAATTAGCAAAATTAGGTTTNACTTTACAGGATATTGAAAACTCAACACCTGCAATATTAGACTTGGCAGCATCATTAGAAGTTGATTTATCAAGTGCAGCAGCCTTTGCAGGAGCAACAATAAAAGGTTTTGGATTAGATACCTCTGAAACTCAAAGAGTTGTTGATGTAATGGCTTTNTCAACTAGTAAATCTGCGTTAGATTTTGAGAAGTTAAGAGAGTCAATGAAATTGTTAGCACCTACTGCAAATGCAGCAAATATATCAATAGAAAAATCAACTGCGTTATTAGCAGCTATGGCAGACAGGGGTATTTCTGGATCTATGGCAGGAACTGGATTAGGTAAAACTTTTATTGAGTTATCTAAAAAAGGTATGACGTTAGAAGATGCAATGGACAANGTTAACGGATCTTCAAATAAACTAAACACTGCAATTGAATTAGTTGGAATTAATGGTGGTAGAGCATTATTAAGTTTAGCATCAACAGGTAGTGAAAAATTAAATGAATTAGAGAAAGAGTTTATTAATGCAGAAGGATCTGCGCAAAGAATGGCAGAAGTTAGACTGGATAACCTAGAGGGTGATATGACTAAATTAGGATCTGCGTGGGAAGGGTTTTTATTAGGAGTTGAAGACGGTGAAGGTCCTTTAAATGAATTACAAAGAACNCTAGTTCAAGGTTTAACTTTTGCAATTAGTGGACTAGGTAAAGTTGTAGATTTTTTAGCGTTTGCGTTTAGAGAATCAATGAATGATATTAAATTAAAAGTTNGTGGAACNGTTGACCTTGTAGTTGGATATTTTACTATTTTAGGGAATGGAATAAAATTATTTGCAAATAAAGCAATGTCATATATTGCAGAGATACCAATAATAGGATCTGGAATTGATAAGGCAAAAGTTGCACAAAATATAAAGGAAGCCAAAGAAGCATTAATTAAAGGTGCAAAACAAATACAAGAGGGTGTTGCGAAATTTAAAGAAGCTGCAGCTTTAAGAGTAACTGCTGCATCAAGATTTATGGCTACACAAGAGGGCAAAGCAGAACGAGTTGAACAAGCTAAACAAAACAAGTTATTACAAGAGCAAAAAATACAACAAGAAAAAGAAGATGAAGAGACCAGAAAAAAGAGATTAGCAGACAGAAAAAAGGAGTTAGAAAAATTAAAGAAACTTGAACAAAAATTTAAAACAGAAGCTGAAAATTTAGAAGACACTACCAATGCTCAAAAAGTAGCAAGACAAAGAGAACGAGCGTTAGCAGAATTGGAAGCTGTAAAATTATCTGAAACCGAAAAGCAAGAAGCTAAAAAACAAATTGAAGACCTATACGACCAAAAAGCAATTGCAGCAAAGGAAGCAGACGATTTAAAAACCAAAGAGCAAAAGGATAAGGAAGCAGCAGAATTGGCAGAAAGTCTTGCACTAGATAAGGAAACAGAAGCGTTATCATTTGAGGAGCAGAGAATGCTTATAAACGAGCGAAGAGCATTGTTATTAGAAGACGAGACTTTGTCAGAAGAGCAAAAGGCAGAATTAATGAAACAGTATGCAGATCAAGAGTTTGCTATTGAAGAGCAAAAGAGAGCATCTAAACAACAAACCCTTGACAACGCAATTGCTATTGCAGGAGCAGAAAGTGCAGTTGGTAAAGCCTTGTTAGTAGCTAAACAATTACTAGCAGCACAAGAGTTAGTAATGGATATAAAATCCACTATTGCGTCAGCAAAATCATCAGTGCAAAAATCAACAGTTAAGGCAGCAGAAGCAGGAGCATCAGTAGCAGCAGGAGCAGGCGCAACGGCAAGTATTGGTTTCCCTCAAAACATACCAATGATTATTGGATATGCTGCACAAGCCGTAGGTATTATTTCTGCAATAAAATCAGCAACTTCAAAAGCCAAATCTGTTGCAGCACAGGCAGGTGCAAGTGGAGGAGGTGGAGCGAGTATTGCAGCACCAACAGCAAATGCAGGTTCAGCACCACCAGAATTTAATATTGTTGGATCAAGCGAAACCAATCAATTAGCAGACGCTATTGGTGGACAATCACAGACTCCAATCCAGACTTATGTAGTAGCAAATGATGTAACGACATCACAGAGTTTAACTAGAAACATAGTTGACGGAGCATCATTAGGATAAACGCAAAATAAATAAATAAAAACGTTATAGAGATATGAGAATAGTAGAATTAATATTAGACGAAGATCAAGATAATTTTGTAGAAGCAATTTCAGTTGTAGAAAATCCTGCTATTGAAAGAGATTTTATTGCTTTAAAAGATGAGCAAAAAAAATATGAGTTTGCAGAAATTGACAAAGAGCAAAGAATATTAGTCGGTCCAATTTTAATACCAAATAAACCAATTTACAGAAAAAGTAAAGACGAGGAGTATTATATATATTTTAGCAGAGATACTGTTAAAAGATCTTCACAGTTATACTTGAAACAAGGTAATCAAGGTAACTCCACTTTGGAGCATAAAAANAAATTAAAGGGTTTAACTCTTGTTGAAAGTTGGCTTGTTGAGGATAAAGCAAATGACAAATCAAATATGTTTGGTATGGATCTACCTTTGGGGACGTGGATGGGATCTGTTAAAGTTGATAATGACGACATCTGGAACAATGAGGTAAAAAACGGAAAAGTAAAAGGATTTAGTATAGAGGGGTATTTTGCTGACAAAGCAGAAATGTCAAAACAAAATGAAGATGAGAAACTTTTAAACGAATTAAAAGACCTTTTACAAAATGAGAAATAAAACCTTTAAAACACCAAGCAGAACAAGTCCAAAAAATAGCCGTAGAGGTTGTTTATGTGCTGACAATACATACTCATCAAAATGCTGCGACGGAAGTTTACAGGCACAGGGAATTGGGCGAATAACAGCAATACCATTAGAAGACAAAAAACCTTAAACGCAAAATGTAATTTATTAATCGTTAATTAACTATAAACACAAATTTTATGAATGTAGCAACAGACACATTAAACAAAGTAAAAACCTTATTAGGTTTAGAGGTGTCTTTGGAACAAATGAAACTAGACAACGGAACTGTTATTGAAGCTGAAAAGTTTGAAGCAGGAGAGTCTGTTTTTATTATTACCGAAGATGAGAAAGTTGCTTTACCAATCGGAGAGTACGAACTTGAAGACGGATCTAAACTTGTTGTAGAAGAGGAAGGCATTGTTGCCACAATCGGAGCAGCAGAAGAGGAAGTTGTTGAAGAGGAAGTAATTGAAGAGGAAGTTGAAGCAGAAGACCAAGAAACCGAAATGGAGTACGTTTCAAAACGTGAGTTTACAGAAGCAATGACTGAAATTGTTAAGATGATTGAAGATATCAAAAACAAAGAAGTAGAAGCGTCGGACGACACGAGTGGATCATTAAAGTCAAGAACAGTAAAAGAAGAGTTTGAGGAGCAAGAAATAGATGAGTTACAGACTCAACTAACAGAAGCAGCCGTAAAACCTCTTAAACACGCTCCAAAAGAGGAGTCTACTTATAAGGCTAAATTTAATTTCAATAAAAATAAACAACAAACGCCATACGATAGAATTGTGGCAAAAATTTCAAACATTAAAAACTAAACAAAATGGCACAACCAACAATTACAACAACGTATGCAGGTCAATTTGCAGGAGAATATATCGGAGCAGCTTTATTATCTGGTAACACACTAGCAAACCAACTAATTACTATTAAACCAAACATTAAATTAAAAGAAGTAATCAAAGTAGTAGATTATGCTTCGTCAATTGCAGCAGGAACTTGCGACTTTACGTCAGCAGGAACTGTAACGTTAACAGAGCGAATTTTAACACCAGACGAATTACAAGTAAATCTTGAACTTTGTAAGACACCATTTCAGTCGGATTGGGAAGCAGAATCTATGGGTTATTCAGCACACGATTCAATGCCACCTAAATTTTCAGATTTCTTTATTGCAAGAGTATCTGCAGACGTAGCAAAAGGTACAGAAACAAGAATTTGGGGAGCAAACGGATTTCAAGGATTATTTACAGATGCAGCATTTGCAACAGACGGTGGAACTACAATAGCACCTATTACAATAACAAGNTCAAATGTAATTGCTGAAATGGGTAAGGTAGTAGATGCAATTAATTCTGCACTTTATGGCAAAGAGGATCTATTTATATATGTATCACAAAATGTAGCACGTGCTTACGTAAGAGCATTAGGTGGATTTGGATCTTTTTTAAACGGAGAAGCAAATTCTGGTACAGATAACAAAGGTACACAATGGTATGACGGTGGAGCAGGACTTACTTTTGACGGAGTAAAAGTTGTTGTTGCAAATGGACTAGTAGACAATAGAATGGTAGCTGCTGAAAAAACTAACTTATTCTTTGGTACAGGTTTATTAAACGACCAGAACGAAGTTAAAGTTTTAGATATGGCAGATCTTGACGGAAGTAAAAATGTNAGATTTGTAATGCGTTATACAGCAGGAGTGCAGTATGGTATTGCATCTGACATTGTATATTACGGAGCATAATAATTAATCAAATTTACCCTTGTCTTAATAACGAGGGTAAGTTTACAAAAACCAAAAGCAAATGAGTTGTTTAATAAATAAAGGAAGATTAGAGCCTTGTAAAGATAGCGTTGGTGGATTAACTGCCGTTTATTTTATAGATCACGGAACGTTAGGAGCGATTACGTACGGCACACCAGTAGGAGAGCCAACTGGAACAAGTGGAGAAATTACAGCACTTGCAGGAACACCAACAGCATATAAATTTGCCCTTAAAGGNAACAGCAGTTTAGAGCAGACAATTACATCAAGTAGAGAAAATGGGACTACATTTTACGATCAAGTTGTAAGTTTAACATTAAAAAAGTTATCTGTTCAATCTAATGATGAGTTAGCTTTATTAGCTGTTGCAAGACCACATATTGTAGTAGAAGACAATAACGGAAACGCAATGTTAGTAGGTACTGAATTTGGAGCAGATCTTAATGGAGGTACAGTAGTAACAGGAGCAGGAATGGGTGATTTATCTGGTTATACTTTAACATTTCAAGGAATGGAGAAAAAAGCTGCTAACTTTTTATATGGTGGANTNGCAGGAGTAGGAATAACAGTAAGTTCTTCAAATATAGACGATATTTAATATTTTCTAATTACTGAAATAATAGGGTAGCCATTTGGTTGCCCTTTTTTTTTATTCAAACTTTTGCAAATATTATTTATTTTCTCGTTATAGATTTATGATAGTATTAAAAACAATAGATACAGTACAGATTATTCACGTAATACCTAGACTAGCATTGAGTTCTACAAACATTGAATTAAGTATTACTGACGATATTACAGGCAATTTGTTGACACATACATCAACGTCTGTAATGAAAGGCGATTATTTGGAAATTGGAGCATCAATTGACGGATTAGTTAAGGACAGATATTACACTTTTAGAATAAAGGAGACTATAACAAATAAAAACATTTACAAAGACAAAATTTTTGTAACGGATCAAGTTATTGATCAAAAAATAAATAAGACCTATTCAATAAATAAAGATCAATATAAAGAAGTTGAAAGTAATAATGATTACATTGTAATATGAGCAGAAGAAAACCAGAACAAGGAAAGATTAATGTTGTAAATTTAAGTAATTACACGAGTCCAGATATTACTGTAAATAAAACCAAAGATTGGGTTACTTATGGTAATAGTAATGATTATTTTAAGTATTTGCTAGACAGGTATTCTGGCAGTCCAACAAATAATGCAATTATAAACGGAATTTCTCAAATGATATTCGGTAAAGGATTGGACGCTACTGACAGCAATAAAAAGCCAAACGAATACGCACAAGCAATAACACTTTTAAAAGACGAAGCAGTAAGAAAATTCTGTTATGATCTTAAATTAATGGGACAGTGTGCAATACAAATAATTTACTCAAAAGACAGGAAAACAATTGCAGCAATAGATCATATTCCTGTTGAAACATTAGCACCAGAAAAATGTAATGAAGACGGAGACGTTGAAGCGTATTATTATTTTCACGATTGGGAGCAAATTAAACCAAGTGATAAACCGACCAGAATACCTGTTTTTGGATCTTCAAAAGAAAGCATAGAAATACTTTATGTAAAGCCTTATGTGGCAGGTCATTTTTACTTTGCACCTGTTGATTATCAAGGTGGGTTGCAATATGCTGAATTAGAAGAAGAAGTAAGTAATTACCACCTCAATAATATTATGAACGGTCTTGCACCGAGTATGCTTATTAATTTTAATAATGGTGTGCCAAATGAAGAGGAGCGAGAAGGAATTGAAAGACGTATTTTAGAGAAGTATTCTGGATCAAGTAATGCAGGTAGATTTATATTAAGTTTTAACGAAAACAAAGACGCTGAAAGCAGCATTGAAGCAGTACAATTATCTGACGCTCACAATCAATATCAATTTTTATCTGATGAGAGTATGAGAAAAATAATGGTATCGCATAGAGTTGTTAGTCCTATGCTTTTAGGAATTAAAGATCAATCTGGTTTTGGAAATAATGCAGATGAGTTAATGACGGCTAGTACGTTAATGGATAACACTGTAATACGTCCATTTCAAGACCTTTTAATAAGATCGTTCGACCAAATACTAGCGTTTAACGAGATAAGCCTTAATTTGTACTTTAAAACGCTTCAACCACTCGAATTCACGTCATTTGATAAAGATTTAGTTGACGATGAGACGCAAGAAGAAGAAACAGGGGTTAAAATGTCGGAGCAAATAGAACTTACAGACGAAATTTCAAGTCAAATTTTAGAAAATTTAGAGATTAACGAACTAGATGAGAGTTGGGAATTTGTAGATGAGATTGAATGTGACGGTGAAGAGTATTCAGATGAAGTTTGGGCAAGTTATTTAATAAACGAAAAACAGAGTTTAGCAGAAAAATTAGCAGGATATGTAACGTCAAAACCAAGTGGATTTAGTTATCTGGATAAGTCTTTTTATAAGATCCGATACAAATACCACCAAAAAAGAAAAACAGGTGGAGATAGCAGAGATTTTTGTTCTACAATGATGTCTAGGTTTGACTCAAAGGTTACCCTGCTGTTTATAGATTAGAAGATATAGACCAAGCAAGTCGCAGAGGAGTTAATTCAAATCTAGGTCATAACGCACAACCATACGATTTGTTTAAATTTAAAGGTGGAGTTTATTGCCACCACGTCTGGAAAAAAGTTTTGTTTAGATTAAAAGACAAATCAGTAGAAAGTCCAGAGTTTTCAGACTACAAAAGAACACGATCAATACCTAAAAGTTATAATATAAACCCAAGAGGTACAGCACAATCTATAATAGCACCAGTAGATATGCCAAATAACGGACACCACCCAAGTTGGAGTAAAAAGAAAAGTAAAAAGAAAAAAAGATAGGATATGGCAACGGCATTATTTATAACACCAACAGACATAAAACGTAATTCATTACTAGACGGNAATGTAGACACTGATAAGTTTATACAATTTATTAAGATAGCACAGCAGATCCACATACAAAACTATTTAGGTACAGCACTTTATGACAGGATCTCTGCAGATATTCTTGCAGGAACTTTAACAGGAAACTATTTAAGTTTAGTAAATGAGTACATAAAAGATATGTTAATTCATTTTGCAATGGTAGATTATTTACCTTTTGCTGCCTATCAAGTAGCTAATGGTGGAGTATTTAAACATATTTCAGAAAACAGCGAAAGTGTAACAAAAAACGAAGTTGATACTTTAATTGATAAGCATAGGAATTTTGCTCAATTTTATACTAGACGTTTTATAGATTACATATGTTTTAATAACACTTTGTTTCCAGAATATAACGCAAATCAAAATGCAGATATGTTTCCAGATACAGACGCAAATTTTGTAGGTTGGGTACTATGATAAGAAAAAGCAAACCAAAAAAAAAGAATATTGAACTTTTAAAGAAATTCCTTAAAGTATATACAGATCAAGTGGCTACAAATAACCACATTAAAGGNAAAAATAAACAACAAAGCTAGTAAATTATGGCAACATTAACAGGGCAAAAAATAAAGGATACATACGACGGATTGCTAAAAATAGATGATAGTTCAATTGGACTGCCTACTAACGGTAAAATTGTAATAACGGACGGATTAGGAAACGATAGTGCTTTAAATTTAGGTAAAATAAATAATGGTGCTGAAATTACAGGTACTTTAACAATAGATAAAATAACAGACGGAACTGCAAGTGCTGCTACTGTTGATGAAATTATAACAGAAGCAAAAACTATTGCAGCTAATGATAACGATACTTCAATACCGACTAGTGCTGCAGTAAAAGATTATGTAGACGCAGTTCCTGCTGAAAATTTAGCTCAAACTCTTACACAAGGAAACACGTCTGGTGGAACAGATATTGAAATGTCGACTGGAGATAAGATTAAATTTGATAGTGAATTTATCATAGAAAAAACAGGTGTTGGTGGTTCTGGTGGAAATCTTCAAGGAAGTATAAATTTATCGAACGGAGATTCAAATTCATTATTTAGGATTATGAACCAGAATGGTAAAATAGATATTAGAGCTGGTCGTGATGTTTTAATTGAAGCTAGTGAAACAGTAATAAATGGTGGTCAAGTAGGTATAAATACAGTAGGAGCTAACCCACAAGAGCAACTTCACGTAAATGGAACTATAAGAGCTTCATTAACACAAAATGACGGAAGCAGTAATCCAACCGATTGGGCATTTATAGGTTTGAACGATCAAGCTACGGCAGCATCTGGGATATATTACGAAAATAGAAGTGGAAAAGTAATTTTAAAAAACAGTTCTAACGTAGAAACTATAAGTGTAAGAGCTAACGGAAACACAACTTTTAATGGGGGTAAAGTAGGTGTAAACACGACTAATCCAACAAAGGATTTTGAAGTTCAAGGAGTTGCGAGAATTAATACATTAGACTTTGAAAGAATTTCTGGCATAAACTTTATAAGCGCAGGAAACAATAGTATAATTTACTTTGGGCAGCCGTCGTCTTACGTTCAGAATGTTTCAGTAAATGGAGTAATAAGATCTAATAAGAGTATTCAATTTGCGAATAATACTGCAGCAGCATCAGCACAATTAGAAGGATCTCAAAGATATTATAAGACTTCAAATGCTAGTTATGTAGATGTATGTATGCAGACAGGAGCAAACACCTATTCTTGGGTTAATATTAAAACAAATACTTGGTAGATTAAAAATAAAAAATTATGACTAAATTCACGTGGGATTGTAAAACAGTAGATGTTTATATAGAAGAAAATCAAGAAGCAGATGTAGTATATAATGTTAATTGGAAAGTTACAGGAAAATCAGATGTATTAGATCCAAATGACATACCTTATACAGCAACTGTTATTGGTGAACAGCTTATAACCTACAATCCAGATAATCCTTTTATATCGTTTTCAGATTTAACCAACGAAATAGTTACAAATTGGACGCAGTTAACAATGGGAGAAAAACAAGTTTCTAATATAGAAAATAATGTTCAATCAAAAATTGACGATTTAATTACGCCTGTAATTGCTACGTTAACAATACAAGATTAAAAAATAAAAAAATGACATTTCAAGATTTAAAAATATATGCAATAAATGGGAGTAGCTTAATGATTAGTTTCACGAATATAGACGTTGTATTAAAATTAACACTGATGTTAGTTTCAATAGGATATACACTTCACAAGTGGTATTTAATGACTAAAAACAAAAAAAATGATTAAAGGATTAAGAAAATTAGCAGATTGGTTAGAAGACAAAAAATGTAGCTTACACTTTTGGTGGAACGCTAAATTAGAAACTTTAAAAACTAAATGCGTATGCGAAAAATAGATAGATTTAAAACTTCTTATTTGATACAAAATGCGTAAAATAAGCAAAATAATAGTACATTGTTCAGCTACACAAGAGGGTAAAGATATTTCAGTAGATACGATCCGTAAGTGGCACTTAAAAAGAGGGTGGCGTGATATTGGGTATCATTTTGTTATTAGTTTAGACGGAGAAATTGAAGAGGGTAGACCAATTGAACAAAGTGGCGCACACACAAAAGGGCATAATTACGATAGCATTGGAGTATGCTATATTGGTGGAGTAGAAAACGAAAGAGGTAAGGACGGAAAATGGGTTGCAAAAGACACCAGAACGCCACAGCAAAGAGAAGCACTTGAAGAAATTTTATGTACCTTAAAAACATTATACACTTCTGCCAGAATTTACAGTCATAGAGATTTTGCTGCAAAAAGTTGTCCTTGTTTTGATGCTACAAAAGAATACGAATGGATAAGTAATCAATTTTAATATGGCAGATATAAATTTAATTATATTGTTTCCAAAGTCTTTTATTTTTGGACTTGGATATATGGAAGCAGAAGAAAATTTTGAGTATGAAGAGATCAATATATTTCTAGGTATTATACAATTTCAAATTCAGTGGTAAACTCATCTGTTTACAATTAAATTATTTTGTAAACTTAAAAAGGTACAATTAAAATGAAAAAAATATTAAGTTGGTTTACAACAGGAGTAATTGGCGAAGTAGGTAAGGTTATAGATAATCTATTTACGAGTGATGAAGAGCGAATTAAGGCAAAAAACAAAGTATTTAAGGTATTACAAGAACAGCAGCTTGAACTACAAAGGCTGCAAACAGAAATTATTGTTACAGAAGCTAATGGAAACTGGCTACAAAGATCTTGGCGTCCAATATTAATGCTTTGTTTTGGATTTATTGTAATGTATGTTAAATTTATTGCACCATTATTTGAGTTACCAATTCCACCACTTGAAAATGAGTTTTGGGACTTACTACAATTGGGTATTGGGGGTTATGTAGTTGGGCGAAGTGCAGAGAAAATTTCAAAAAATATAGTTATATCTAAAAAATAGACTTGACTTTCAATTTTTTTTTATATACCTTTGAAGCAATTAATTTAACAAACAAATTTTTTTATCAAAAATAAAAAATAAAAGATATTGATATGGAAACGCCAATAATATTGTTTAGAAATAAAGTTGACAGGATAAAAAACTACAAAACTTATACTGTAAAACAAAAAGAAGACAAGTTGTTAGAAATAGATTGCAACCAATACACTAATTTAGGTATTGACAGCACAAATAAAGAAAAGCAAACAGTAAAAGGAAACTCCTATTATATATATAAAGCAATAAAAGAGTTTAATAAACAATCTGGAGATTTATACTTAAAGACTTTTGAAAAGTAAAAAACCAAAAAGAAGCACATTAGTCAAAAAAGCTGACGCTATTTTTTCGCAATTTATAAGGCAAAGAAATGCAGATGACAATGGAATGACTGAATGCTTTACTTGTGGCAAAAAAGACCACTGGAAAAGTCTACAATGTGGACATTTTATGAGTAGGAAACATTATTCTACTCGTTGGAATGAGGATAATTGTCAAGTACAATGTGCGGGTTGCAATGTTTTTAGATATGGCGAACAGTATACGTTCGGAAAAAACCTAGACATCTTTATTAAAGATGGTTTAGCAGAAGAGTTAAACATATTAAGTCACAAAATTGTTAAGTATGATAATAACGATCTTTTAGAATTAGTAGATTTATACACAAAAAAACTTGCAGAGTTATAAAATTTTTGTATATTTGATATGTCTTTTAAAGTTATCTAACTAGATAATGGAATTAAGGGTTGGCGTGAAGTCAGCCTTTTTTTTTGCTTTTTTTTTAATAATATTTTTTTTTATTAAATATTTTTTATATCTTTACTGTATAACAATTTAAAAGACAAAATTATGACACATTCAGAAGACGTATCTCGCACTAGAGCAACGCAAGAAACACAAGAATTTTTAATACACAGGATTGAAGCAATGGAAAAAGAGATCCATAAATTAAACCAACGAATTGTATTTTTAGAAGCAGTTTTAGAAGTTAACCAAAATTTAAAATTTAACAATTAAATAAATAACAATGAATAAAGACAAATTAATGGAATTGTATAAAAAGTACAATTTAACAAAAGACGATTTTTTTAAACATCAGCATTATACTATTGTAACAAGGCAGGGGGTAGATAAGATTCAAGCAATGGAGAAAATATTTATAAACTATGAAGTTATAAAATGCGAGACTAATTTTGCAGTATTTAAGGCAACAGCTAGTAAAGGTGGATCTAATATTGAGACATTCGGATCTGCATTAAAAGGAGCAAGTTATTCAGACGGAAACACAAATTCTTGGTATGTAGCAGAAATGGCAGAAAAAAGAGCAATGTCAAGAGCAGTATTGAAACTGACAGGATTTTACGAACTTGGAGTATTTGGTGAAGACGAAAGTGAAAGTTTTAAGAGACCAACAAATCAAACACAAATAATAAAAAAGTAACATAAACTAACATAAAAATAACGTAATGAGTAAATCAAGTGAATTAATTAAAGGAATGTTTATTAATGACGGAAACGTTGAATGGGTAAAAATGGAACTAGCTTTTAAAGTAGATCAGTTAGCAGAATTATTAGTAACTCATAAAGATGTATTTGAAGCCAATAAAGGATATGGCAAAATCCAGATCTGTGAAAGTAAAGCAGGAAAGTTATATGCTGCATTGTCAACTTTTAAACCGACACCTAAAACAGACGTACCTGTTGAAGATCATTTAGCAAGTAGAG